AGACTAGATTATGAAGTTATATCTAACTTAGTTAATAAATTTAACATAGATGTTGATTTTAAAAATGTTAATTTAATGCACTTTGACAAAGGATTTACTTTTCCTATACATACTGATCACGCTATGAAAGCAGGAATAATGTTTCCTATTTTGCCTGATGATGCAGGAGAGCCTATAGTTTTTTATAAAACAGATAAAGCAGTCCCTGCTACTGATTATAATCATTTGACAGACGAAGATATAGATTACAAACATTACTACAGTAACACTCACCCTACATTGTTTAATGCACAAGTACCACATGGTGTTCCCACTGTACAAAAGCCTAGATTATATTTAAAAATAATGTTGTTTAACAATACATACCACGATATCAATAAAGAATTTATCAGATGATTATCAAAGATAAGTATACTTAATAGGAGAAAACATGAATAAAAAAGATTTACCCACTATAGCTGATCTAGAATTAGAAATAGATCTTGAGAAGTTAAGAGCAGAAACTGACAAATTAGCAGAAAAGTTTGTTGATGTTCGTACGGCTAATCCAATGCTTTGTGACAATCATATGGAACTTGTAGAAAGTGTTTATGATAATTTCGAACAAATAAATTTAACTACTCCTAGCGAAATACTTCCTTATACAGAAAGCATAAAAGAAAGACTCAAGCGTAGAGAAGAACACTTATATAATGTTCCTACAGAAGATTATCCAGGTAGTGTATTTGAAGAAATAGTAACGCAGTGCAAAGCACCGGCGAGTAGAATTAGAATTACTAAGTTAGCACCTGGAAAAATTATTCCTTGGCATGTTGACTACGATGTAAGTTATGCTGTACGTTGTATTGTACCTATATACGGTGGAAACAATGTAGTTAATTTATTCAAGAGGGATGGAAAATTAGAAGCATACAATCTCAAAGATGGCACAGCAAATTTTCTTAATATAGGTTATGCTCATGCAGTTGTAAACATGAGTGACAAACCTAGAATAGCCCTAATGTTTAGTTTGGACGGTACAGATGACATCGCAAGTTTATAATTTTAACAGAACAGAATTAAACAATCTTGTCAAAAAAATACAGACAGAAGGATTGTCAATACATCACGAACAAGAATTTACAGAGTCAAAAATTATAGAATTTTTTAAACGTATAGGGGAGTGCGAAGCACCTGGCTTGTTTATGAATCCTAAAGAATATCCGGAATTATTTTTAGTGTCAGATCGCAAAGATGAACAAGGAAAAAAACTAGGAATGTTTGGTGGTGGAGAACTGGGTTGGCATTCAAATGGTAATAGTAGACATTTGATAGATAAGATCCTAATTGCATTATATTGTGTTAAAGGAGATGTAAACACTACTCTAAGCATATGCAACACAAGTCAACCTTTCTATGACCTTAGCAAAGAAGAACAAGACTATTGGCGTAGTATTACTATACGTCTTAAATTTCAAAACGATACTATGTATCATTTGGATGAAGACGATCCTGAGCTTGAATTTATGAGTAAAAACAAAGGTAGTATTCGTCCACTAGTAGGACAACACCCGCATACAGGTGCAGATTATTTTTACTTTCCTTACCATTTTATTATTAAAGCATGGGAAGGAAAAAAACCTGTTGATCATGAGGAAATTATAGAACGTCTCAAGCCTATTATTTTTAAAAGCAAATATCAAAGACATCATGTATTTGCAGAAGGCGATTTACTTATGATGGATCAGTTTACAACATTGCACAGACGTACTCCTGTAATGGGTGATAGACTTTTATGGAGAGTGGCATGCGACTACAAGAGGATATGCAATTAAGATGGGGCAAAGCCCTTCCTTTAGATTATAATCTAGATGCTGTTAGAGTTTGGGCTAGAAAATTACAATTAAGTAAACCAGGCACAGTTATTCCAGATTATTTAGGACATGATCAAATGTATTGGGAAGATCAAATTCCTGAAAATTTTTGGGAGTATTTAATTTCTATAATTCCTTTGATGAGCGATTATAAAGGACAAGGACCTCGCTATTGCACATTATGGGAATATCAACAAAGCAGTAAACTTATTCCACACATAGATGATTTTATTCAATTGTTTGAAACTAGTTTAGTTATTCCGTTAATAGGAAAGTTTACAACTAGTATAGTAGAACCTGAAACTGAAAATAAAATAGATAGCATTACTTACGGACCAGGAGAAGCATTTTTCTTAAAATCTAAAGAGTACTGGCATATGGGAGAACCTGTTGACGATTACAGACTGGCTATACTTTGTTTTATTGAAAAAGGCACAAACTTGGACAAATACATATGAAAGTAGTAGGGATAAGTTTTAGTTATGCAGACAATAGTTTGCAAACTCGTGGACTTAAATTACTGCAAGAAAAATTAGATATGCAAGTATGTGACATGCTTGACTTCAATATGCCTATGTGTAATAGTAATAAGAGTGACGGAAACGTTCCTTATTCAGTTGATAATTTTGTAGAAATACTTAGTAGTGCCGACGTGTTAATTTTTGCTGTTAGCGAAGCAACAGGGCACTACTGTGCAGGATTCAAGAATGCAATGGATTGGTTAGTAGTTAAATCAAAGTTCAACGCAAAATTAGGTACAGACTATGCTATCACAGATAAACCAATTTTTGTGGTTACATTTACTCCTACTTCTAAGAAGCCAAACGGAGCTAGACACTTTGATATGACTACAGAATTGCTAGTAAAACTAGGAGCAGATGTAAAAGAATGCCATTTAATTAACAATTCTTGGAAAACAGTGATTCCGGGTGGTTTTAACGCTATTAAAAGCGTCTACAGTGCGGTTGAGAGTTTTCTGGGTAGTTATACCCCAAACAGTACAAAGACACGCTGTAAAGACGATTATAGCAGTTTAACATGGCTAAAAAGCTATAATGAATGGGATATAGCCTGGCGCTATGAAATGAAACCTGTGCATAGAGTAAATGGTATGCCCTGGCCTAGAATAAACGATAGAGAAAAGAAAATTGTTGAAGTGCCTCTAAAAGAAGACTACAAACTACGCAGTATGGATTACTTAGACACACCAGAGGCACGCTGTATATTTGAAAAGCAAGCAGATATTATTATAGAAAATAACATCAAAGGTATTGTTGATGTTGGGTGTCGAATTGGTATAGTAAATGATATATTGCATGAACGTGGGTATACAGATTATAACTATATGGGTTATGATACAAGTATTCAACCAATAGAGTATGCACAAGAGCTTTGGTCTGGGTATGATAATATTGAATATAGATGTGCAAGCATGTACGATCCTAATCCTGTCAATTTTGATGTAGACTGTGTTATATGGAGCGGAGTATTATTATATAATCCTGATAATCATATGCAGTTGTTTAGAAATGTTACGTTTGATCAATACAATGCAAAACACGCTATTATACAAGAACCCTGCAAAGATCAAGACGAAGATAAATGGCTTCCTAATATGAAGCTAAACACAATAGAACAAGACCTACACAAGTATGCCGATGAATACAACTACAAAGATTGGGTCGTAGATGCACAAGTATTCTCCGGGCGTAGAAAGATTGCTCACGTATGGATTTAAGAATTATTCCTTATATAATAGATGGCAAAGAAAATACTAGTATACCCGGTATGGATTTAATAAATGCTAAACAGGCTATTAAATATATGAAGGAAGAAAGTAAAACAGATAGACTTTCAGACAATTATGATAAATGGCTTAAACTAGAAAATATGGCTATGTATTGTGTTGTGTGGGATAACAAAACTAATCAACCTATTATGACAAGCGGAGCTCAACATATGAGCAACAATACTTGTAGACTTTTTAGTAGGTATTATCTTTTTAATTCATATAGAACCAAACATACAGATAATTTGTATGCAAAAATAGATGACTTCAAAACAGATATGTACATGCTTCAAGAACTAAAAGACAAATATAGATTGTTCTTTTGGAGCAGAGATAAAGGAACTGGATTTTTTAAACGTATTAAAAGTGCTAGGAATGATGTGTTTGCCGATTGGCAAGTACATGATACATCTATAGAAATACTATGGAAAGATAACTTTCAAGGCATTATGTACACAGGTGACATAAGTTATATTAGCGAACTAGCGGTTAACAAATAATTTTTCTGCTAACCAACCACCAGTATCCCATTTGTGTAATCTTACTCTACGGAAGTTTTCGTGATGATTTTTATGATATCCTTCACCTGCAATAAAGAAATTTAACCAAGGAACATTAGCACCACCTTCAGTTCTATGCCCGATGGTGTTTAGCAAACCAAATCCTATCTTAGCAAACACAAACGGTACAGCCGCATAAGCAATCCAAAAGTAAGGACTAATTAAGAAGCTGATAATATTATGGGCTAGTAATATTTTCACATGATGTTTGTGGAAGAATACTAGTCTTGGATTTGCATATAAATCCTTTGCGTACTTAGGAGATATATTAGGAATATCCCAAATTGTTAATAAGACTTTCCAAAATCCTACATGTTTTGCACTGTGAGGATCTTTGTCACTGTCTGAATGATGATGATGCATGCGGTGGCTTGCTATCCATCCGATAGGAGTTCTAATGTATGCTACACTTAGCATCCAAAGTCCTACCCATTCAAACCAAACAGGTACTTTAAATTGTTTATGACAATAGTGACGATGTAAAAGAATACTTGCACCAAAATGACTGATCACCTGGCTCCATATAACACCGATCATAATTGCTATTAGAATTTCCATTTGTACTCCTAAAAATATATTTATTTAAGGGTTATTAGGAAACAGCATATGCTGGAACAACATAGTCTGTACCACCAACATTAATCTTGAAATAAGTTGATGGAGTTGCTGGTAATGCATCTGCAGCGCCTGCGGCACCTACAGTAGTCTGAACAGGAACATCAAGTTCAATTGTACCTGTGCCATTTGTCGCTAGTCTTAAATTACCATTTGAATCATCCATGGATATTGTATTTTGATTAATGGAAATGTCACCAATTAATGCATCGCCATAAACTTCAAGTGTTGCATTTGGTTCTCTAACCATTCCTTGGAATCCGCTACCACCTGCTTCACCACCAATTTGGAACTTACCGTTTTGCCAAACTTGGGCAAATTTTGTGTAATCAGGAGTTCCAGTGTAGTTTGGAAAAAAGTTCATGTAATCTTTTGTTACATCAACAGTCCAATTAACACCACTGTCATTGTCGCCAAATAGTATACGTCCAAGACTTACTTGATCCCCAACAGATGCTCCACTGTTGTCGTAGCGTAGTTGTAAAATACCATGTGTAGAACTTCCTACTGCTTTTACTTCTGCTGTTTCAACTAGATTTGTAGCATCTAAAATCGGTGTATTCAATTTTACATTTGCAGTGATAGTTTGAGCAGTAAAAACTTTATTATCAGCATCATATGCGTTGTCGCCGTCGTTGGCAAACACACTGCCTGTTACATCTCCGTTAAGAGTGCCATTAACAGCATCTACAATAATAGTGCTATCATCGTTGAACACACTACCTTTAATATCACCTGTTAGATTACCTGTTACATTACCTGTTACATTACCGATCACAGAACCTGTGAATGTATTAGTGCTACTGTCAAAAACAATAGTACTATCATCAGATATTATATCTGCTGTAATTGATTCTGCTGTAATGTTTCCTGATACATTTAAACCACTAGCCCAAATTGCTGTCCAACGCTTTGCGCCTGATCCTAAAACAAAGGATTCATCAGTAGTAGGAATTAAATTACCACTTACTTCTCCGCCAACAGTAATTACGTCTCCACCTGCGCCATCACCTAAATTTATACTTCCAGTAGCGTTAATAGTGCCTGTGATATTGATATTACCATTACCTGTTATATTATTGCCATTAAGATCTAAATTCCCACCGAGTTGAGGTGTTACATCGTCAATAATATCATTGACTCCGCTTACAAGGTTACCACCAACTGTTGCACCATCACCTACATACAGTTTTTTGGTGTCTGTTACATATATAATTTCACCGCTGTCCGGTGTTACTGTTAATCTTTCAGCGTTTGTTCCGCGTCTTAATCTTAGGGCCATTTATTAACTCCTGGAATATCTACATGTATTTATACATTTTGTTTGATAAACTCACTTGCGTTTTTTCAAAAAATGTCGCGTTCTAGCCTGAATATCTGCTTTTACCTTAGCAGTATCTAACCTAAAATCTACATTTTTTATGCTATCTTCGTATTCGTGGAACAAATTTTCAAGTGTTTTTTCTAGATTTTTATCGCTTGGGTTTTTCTTAAGCGTAGTTGCTACATCGATATCCCAAATTTTACCATCATTAAAATACACCCGCACTGCATGAAGATATTTAAGCGGAACTACTTTTATATCAACATCTTTAAGCACTTCTGGCCAATGTTCTACAATGTCGCTAGGAAGAGTTTTTTTCCTAGACACTTTCGATAGTCTTTGCTTTTTTCTTCGTAGGAACAAGTTCTTCAGCCTGTTCTCTCAAACGCTTTGCTTCTTTAAACATTGCGTCAGCTTGACTTCTGTATTGTGCCGCTAGTTTTGCATCATCTAAAACTTCTTCTTGCACAGGAGTGCTAGGAATTTCACTAGCTGTTGCAATCGTAGATTCTTGCGTTTGTGTAGGATCTTGATCAGGTGATTTCACTGCAAGATCTTCTATAGCAACTCCACGTTGTTCTGCAATCATTTTGTTTAGTTCGTCTAACTTAATTCCTGCATTACGGTCAGGTGTCATTTCAACAGATGAAGTAGGAACCTTAGTCATTTTCCCTGTAGTATGAAATCCTGCAAGCATAATTCTACCATCTGATAGTCTTGTTCTTGCCATCGCAGTTGCAAACTCGTCTTCGTTTTGACCAGCATCGGATTCTACTAATTTCATCAATGAGTCATGATCTGCAGCATCAAGATTTTCTGTTGTCACCACTAGGCAGTTTTCAGGTTCACCCGGCAGTGTTCTATATGCTACTACTACTTTTCTTTTATTAGCCGCAATACGGCCTACATGTTTTAACGCCATTATTTTTTCTCTCCTTCAGCTGTAGGTTGTGCAGCTTTTTGTTGAGCCGCTACAGCATTTAAGAATGATTCTAATTTAGTGTATGTTGTGCCTACAATGGTCATTTCATTTGGTTTGAATGCACCGCGTTGGCTAGCAACATCAATTATTTGTTTAATATTTCCTAGATCCTGTACAGTAAGCTCTACTGGAGCCTCTGGTGCAGGAGCAGTTTTTGCTTCAGCAGTTTGCGCAGTTGCTTCAGCTTTTTTTGTTTCTTCAGTCATAGTTAGTTAACTCCTTATACTATTAGTTATTGGAAAATATTTACTTATATTTCAAATGTGGACAAGCCAAAGTGAAATAAGATAGTTCTTTCGGGTCTTCAAATCCTATTTTAAGTATACTGTTGACGCTATTATCATCCAAAATACCTACAGATCTTCCTACGTAGTAACGACCTTTTTGGTGCTGATATATCCATTTTGAAATACTTTCTTCGAGATTATATCTCATGGGAATATTAATATATTCAAAATATGGAGGAGGAACCTTTGCCTGACGGCAGTCAAAAAAGTTTAATGGGTTAGGAGATTTAAGCTGCGTTTTTGTCATAGTGTGCAGTTGTGCCAAATGGTGCTTGTAGATCTTTATCCCTATTAGAATGAATAATAAACACAGTATCACAGTAGTCTTCGTCACCCCAACTACTCCATGGATAACCATCTGTGAACATTATAAATTTCTTTGGAACAATATCATTTTCTTTCATATATTCCCAGTTGCAGTCAAAGTCGGTACCACCACCGCCCATAATTTTATAGTCAGTTAAATTTGCACCACTATCTGATGAAAAATCTTCTTCATTGTAAACCTTTGTATCAAAACACCATAATTTAATATTGTACTCTTTGTATTCGTCCATAATACCTTTGACTTCACTTAAAAAGTCTTGTGCTTGATCATTACCTATCGAACCACTCATATCAATAGCAATACAAATATCGATAGTTTCATCAAAGTTCATACCAGGTAGTATAGCACCAGTATGCCATGCCTTGCGTGACGGACGGCTAAATGTATAGTCGTTGCGGATAGTTGATTGTATTTGTTGACGCAAAATTTCACGCCAGTTCATTTTAGGATCAGTAAGATCCTTGATCATACGTTTGATCTCACCTGGAAGATTACCTGCACCAGCAGCTTGTGCGGCACTCATCATTCCTTCTTTAATTTCTTCTTTGATTTTACGAAGTTCTTCTTTGGAATACTTGGGAGGACCTTTCTTTTTGTTTTTTCCATCTTTGCCGTTTTTTCCATCCTGATCGTCACCTTCCCAATCAAGATGTTCGTCTAACAATTCACCAAGTTGGTCTAAAAATTCTTTGCCGTTTTTTTCGGCTTCTTTAAACAGATCGTCATATACTTCTTCAGAAGTCCAACTGTCATATCTAAAGTCTTGGAAGCAGTCAATCAATGCAGGTTTCTCACCAATACGATCTCTTACCAATAAATTGTTTACAATGTAATCTGCACTGATGTTAAACAGCTTAGGATTTCGATCTTCACGTCGTGTAAGGTGATCAAATACACAGTGTAGAATTTCGTGTGCGATTACAAATTCAATTTCTTTGTTAGATAGTGCATTAAAAAATTGTGTATTAAAATACAAATGACGACCGTCTGTAGCCGCTGTAGGACACCAATCGTCACAAGCTTCAATCTTAAGTCGTGTAGCCATATTGCCAAAAAATGGATGTCTTAGGAGTAAGCCGACACGAGCAACAATTACCTTGTCCAACACTTCCTTACGCATTTCTTCAAGTGCTTCTGGTGTAATATTTGGATCTGGTTGCCAATTTTTAAGTTTAGTTGCTGTATCTTTTACGGATGTCATTGCCATGTTCTCCTAAGTTATGCATATATTATATTTAAGTTTTGCGGATTTGTCAACTTAAAATGGACGGTTTTTTTGAGGAGACCGTCCAAACTCCTTGGTATTATGCCTGTTGTGCTTTGGTAATATACTTGCCAAAACGATCATGAAACTCTTCGAAACATTCAACTTCGTCTGGATCAATTGGCAGGGCATATTGTGTGAGGGCTAACTTGATACCCATTACAACCAATTCAGTTTCAAAGTTATCCATCATAAAACGTAGAAACTTGTCAACTTTGTTGTCAAATTTCTTATCGCCTTTATCGGACGCTTCTTTAAGTTCATAGCAGAGCGAGACCGTCAAGGAATACATGGCACTGATTTCTTTGGTCTTTAGCTCTTTAACCTTACCTGACAAGATGTCAGTTGGGTTAGGCATTTGAGCCGCTACCTTACGGTGAGCGACAAACTTGATTGCAAGGCCTTCGCCTACTGCACCTGATACAAGATCAGTTGTTGTTTCTTCATCAAGTTCATCTTCGAGCAGTTCGCTTACAAATGACCAACTACGTGGTGTTGCAAAAGATCTGCTTGGAGATTTCGGATCAAAATCGTAAAGGTCTTTTTTGCTAAAAGTCAAGTAACCTACAACATCTTTGTGGATGTTGTTATCAACTGCCCACTGAAACCAGTCATCAAAATCGACTGCAAGTTCTAAGTGAACAAAACGATTAGCCAACGGCGCTGGCATACGATATGTAACACCTTTGTCAGCTTCACGGTTACCTGCGGCAACAATATACACATTGTCTGGCAATGTGTATGTGCCAACCTTACGGTTAAGAATTAGTTGATAAGCGGCTGCCTGTACTGCCGGCGCCGCAGAATTCATTTCATCTAAGAATAAGATAATCGCTTTATGCTTTTTAGCAAATTCTTTAGAAGGAAGTTCTACAGGTGGTGCCCATTTCATTGTATTATCGTTTGCGGCGTAATACGGAATGCCTTTGATGTCTGTAGGTTCCCAAAGTGATAGACGAACGTCAATTACATAAGCGTCCATATATTCACCAATTTGGTGTACAATGTCCGATTTACCAATACCTGGAGGTCCCCAAATAAAGATAGGACGTTGTTTCTTTATTGCATGTTTAATGCTGTTTTTAGCCTTGTTAGGGCTTAGTGTGCGAATTGCTACGTTTTCCATTGTAACTCCTTGTTTTCCTCAGTGCCTTATTATGTATACTAATATAGCACCAACGAGCCTAAGAGTCAACCACTAATTTGCCAAAACTTCAATAAATTTTTCTTCTCTATCCAAAAACTTGTAGTCAATATGTGTTGGATTCATTGGTTCTATGTGTTCGAAAACAGTCTTGGTAGTAAAATCACTGCAACTATACACATCTAACTGCACCAAAGCAGGTGAACTTTCGTCCCATATGTGCATTGCTATATGGCTTGTTTCTATGATTGCAAACGCTGTGATACCTCTATTTCCTACCATTTTGCAATAACTTGCTGTAGGTCCGTACATAGGTTTCATTTTGATTTTTTTGATTAGAGAGCGTAGAAATTTGATGGCTTTGTTCTTGTTGACTATGGGCTTGTCAACTTCTGCCCGGACCACCAAATGTTTATGAGCTAACATATGGGATTATTTAGTAATAATACTATATTATTTCTGACGTTTTATGGCTTTTATCAAACCGTATTTACGAACATCTCCGGAGAATAGATGTAATTCCATTGCCTTTTTTTCATTAGTGACTATTATTCCTTTTTTATCAAGATAATAAGGACAGTCTATAAACTGGTCCATCCATATTACTACATTGGTTGTAAATTCGAAATCTATAGGATAAGGAACTTGATATGTTTGTAATTCGAGCTCATTTTTTATAAAGTTATAGCCTGCTTCTGTTAGACGTAATCCGCCTGTTTCTTTAGATCTTGTATTTTGCCACCATAATGGCATGACCTCTTTTACACTAGCTTCGTTTATTGACTTTCCTGCATTTTTTAGAAAGACTTTTGTGTATGTTTCTTTCCAGTTCATCAGTTGTCATCACTGATAGTTTCACCAGATGATAGTTTGACTACACTAAACTCTGTGCAATTAAACATATCGTTTAATTTTTTAGCAAGATTAATTGCATGTCCAGGATTAGAAAAACTTACTTTCTTATACTTAGGACCTGGGTAATTTGTTAGACTATTTGAACTTTTCAAATTGAAAGGTTTGTTTTTATAGAATACAGCCCATATAGCATCCGCATCTAAAATTTGCTCACTTTTATAGGTTTTTTTATCTATATGCTCTAACAATATTGTAGGTTTTGGTCTACTCATATGCGTATTTCCTTAATTATATACGCATATATTTATCCGATTTTACCAGCTATTTCCGCCGTCTAATTCTACTTTTATTGTTTCATCTTCTCGTGAATATTTCTTTTCTAATATTTCTTCTAGATTACCATTCAGTTTGGCCATAACTTCACCTAGTGTAAATGCTAATCTTTTTGCTACTTGAATATTAATTTTAACTTCTTTAGCATTACTTGCATCTGCACTTTTAACTTGCTGTATGAACTGCTGTACAGGCATTGTGTTTATAGGATCATTTGGCATTTGCTTTACTCAATTCTGTACGCATTTCTAAATTTGTTTTGAATGGACCTTTGAATTTATAACGTTCTAATGTGATTGCTTTAGGACAGAAAGATTTGACCCAACCTTTTTCAAAACGGATAATATAATATCCTGCACAATATAAACTTTTAGATTTAGGACTTTTTGTAAACAATGGAAGTTTATTTTTTACATCAAACAAAGGATTATGAGGAACACAACTGGTATCGTAACCGTGCACCTCTTTGTTTGTAATTTCTGTAATTTCAAGTTTGGACCAATCAATTTTACCAAATGATTTTTCTATTTGTTGAGCATTTTTTACAAACCTAGTACCTTCTTTGTCACTTAGAATGTATTTGTCATCGGAAAGTGAAAGTGTAGCTATCTTTACTCCACTATCTTCTAAAATCCAAAATTTACCATCTAATATTTCTTTTGCTTTTATTGTCATTGTACATACCTCGCTTGTAATGGTTCCGCATATAATTGAGCGTTTTCACTAACACGTTGTAAATCCCATGTTGCACAGAATTTCATTAGACGTAGTCCAACTTGCGAAATTTGTTTTGCTTTTACATTTTTAATTGTTTGATTTATAGTTGCTCTAATTTCTTCAGGTTGTGCAGTTAGATCACATAGCACAACATTACGATTATAATCTTCAAGCACACGATGCTCTTTGCCGTTGTGATCTACCCAACGTTGTAACATAAGGTTATTCCAATTATAACCTTTTGTGCCTTTGTCATCAAAAGCCTCTAACAAACCTACTTTGTTCTTTGTACCTTTCTTACGCACACCAGGATATGCACTGAATACATTATCACTTGTATCACCACGCATACACTTCTCAAACAACTGCCACTCTGGGTTAGGTGCAGGCTTAGGTTCACCTGTTTTTTTGTCAATTACAGGTTTGCCTTTGTCTGTAAAGTAACCTTCATGTGTAATTACAGTGTTTGTGACACCATTGTACTGACGTACATTATGTGCAACTAATTGTGCAAAGTCACCATCTGTACTAATAATTGCATGATTATCATTAGGGTGTGCTTGTACCCAACCTGCAATTAAATCATCTGCCTCAAGTTGCGGGTGATGAAGCACAGTACAATTAGTCTTGTCTGTAACAAAATCTTTAAAATGATCAAACGCTTCCCAGAACAGTTTATCCTCTTCTGACTCTTTGACAGTCATCTTGTCACGAGTTTCTTGTCGGTTACGCTTGTATGGTTCATAGT